CACTTGCATGCGCTTACTGAATAGGGCAGGAGTCACATGCCTGGAATAAGGCTCTTGAGCAGACCTCCCACGAACTTGCCTCTTCTCTCTGCTCTGTCCTGCTTGATTGTCTTCACTTGCTGGCATGAGTCTAAATATAGCACAGACTTTCCAAGACCTTTAACCTGTAATCTCAGGCTATCAACTGACTCCATCATTGCAATGTTTCTGGCAGTATTAGTTAATGCCCAGTCCTGACTCTCCTTGATGTGCTTCTCTAGCATCTTGTGTTTCACATTGGCAGTGTAAACATCACCACCAATATAGATTAGCAGTATTGCTATTATGATTGCTGACTCTTTTGAGATGCTCATTTGAGTAGGTTTTTAAATTGCCTGATTAACTTTTCATAACCCGACATCTTAATAAGCTGCCCATTGTCATCATAATATAGCACAGTCTCTTTCATGTCCTTGTGCATATCCTGAGCCATGCGGTAAAGCCTATACACCAGAATTATTGACCATCCATGATGATAGAGCCATTCCTCTCCAGGATTATAGAAGTTAGGCTCAGGGTTAGCTATTTTAGTCAGGAGAATAGCTCCGTATGCCGGAGTATCATAGATGAACTTAACCAGTTCACTTCTTAATTCATTAGTCATGATTAATATGTCCAGATGACCTTTGCAGGCTTTGTCGGATCGCAGTCGGCATGAATGAATGTGCTGCTCACTCCAATCCTTGTAATACCGGACTTCAGAAGACTGTCAATTATCACAAATCGTTTATCACCATCTGTGCAATGAATATCAGCTGCCCATCCCTGACAATGACTGCTCTCTTTAACTCCCTTAACTTTAGCATTATGAGCCTCTGTCCGGTAGCCTGAGTTGATTTTAAATGCTACTCCTGCTAATGACCTTGCATTGTCAAGCATTTGCAAAAACTTAGGCTGCATCTTAGCCCCTGAACCAGGAGCATCAGGAGAATCAAACTCAGCTAACTTGAAGTGTTTGAGAGGAAATTGCATGGTGTAAATTTATTTAATCCTTTTGAATTTTTTGGCTGCACTTTTTACCGACTTTTTGCCCACACAGCCCCATGCCTGTCTGCTCAAGTCATTGGCACAAGGTTTATTCTTGCATGGTTTGATGCCTGATGACCTTGCACAATAATTGTCACCCTTTGCAGTTCCAGGAGCAATGGAGTAACCTTTAGCCCCGAACTTGACAGTCTTGCCATTGACCTTGGCTTTAAACTTTTTCTCTGCCATTATCTTCCTTGTCCTCTATATTTCTTGACATTGCCTGCCTTTGGCCTTCTGCCCTTACTGTGCTTGCCTTCTCTGCGCTTTCCAAAGCTAATCTTAGCTGCTGGAGTGCTGCCTGTCTTTGCCTTTTTCATATGTAAATATCAGTATTTTAGACTTATTATTGTAACCCCTTATGCGAGTTGAAGATAACTATCACAGAGCGAGAACTCAAGTTTCTCAAGGTGCTGGCAACAGGCAGGCACTTCCTAAAGGATCAGGTTAATCCTGACCGCCCATCTGTTGCTAGATGGGGAAATACTCAGGCACAGGCTGACTTAATGGGTGTTCTTGGTGAGTATGCTGTTGCCAAGGCTCTGAAGCTGCCATTTGACACTAGCATTAACCTGGAAGGCGATGGAGGCAAGACTGACCTAATGCTGGGTGAATATGACATTCAGGTGAAGTCTACTAAGTACAAGACAGGCAGGCTAGTGTTTAACAATCGCAAGGAGATTAGTGCTGATGTGTTCATCTTATGCTGGGTGAATGAGGAGGCCTCAGAAGTTTCCATTTTAGGATACATTCGCAAGCAATCAATCGAAGATTGTCTGATTGAGATGAATCTTGGTCATGGGAAGAGGCTAGTAGTTGAGCAGAAGTTTCTCAAGCCAATCAGCATTCTTACTGCCTATCTTGAGCGATTACCTTAGACCTGCTCTGCCCTTCTCTTTGGCTGACTCATATTGCTCTTTTGCCACAGGCCAGAGCTGATGTCGGCAGTTGTAGCCACCACGATAGCTGAATATAGTAGTGCTATTAGTGCCAGCCATGCGCCCCTGCCAGCCTTTAAGATTAGGCCATGCCTGGACTTCCTCTTTAGTGAAGAACCTTCCTGCCCTTGCTACGCAGAATGGCCTTGAGTCCTGAATCAATGTGCCTTGGTATAGGTAATACTCTACATCTAAATCATCAGCAATCGTCTGGATGTACTCAGCATTAAAGGTCATCACTGAGTCATTGGTTGTCTGCTTAATGTATCGCTCTAAAAATGCCTTCTCAGTGTCAGTGCCTTCAATAAACTTCCTCAAGGTCTTATTTAGCTCAGACCTTGTGCCTATGCCTGCAATGTTGTCCTTTAGGACTTCTTGAATGGCTGTGCCAAAGTTGTTTCTGATGCCTGCTCCTAGCAGTGCATCCTTGGTTGTGGCAATGTTGGTCTCCAGGATTGCCTTGTAAAGCTCAGTCTTAGGCTTGAAGTCATCAATGATGATGCTGATATAATCATTTGATAGCTTAGCAAGCTGGTCAAACCCTGCAACCACTTCAGCCACTTGTGCCTGGTATAGGCTATTATTGACAATCGTGTCTGAAATGTCCTTCTTGAGCTTAATCATTTCCTTGAGTGCCTTGGCTCTATCCTTGGCATCCAGACTAAGGTTGCTGGCTAGGTCAATGACCTGGTCTGATAGTTTGGCAAAGACTTTAGGAAGCGCATCATCCATGCGCTTCTCAATAGCCATCTGAAGCTCCTGAATCTTCTTGATTAATTCAAGCTGCTTCTCATTCATTAATCAATCTGAGAAATGAGATTGTTTATTTTATCAGTAAGCATCTGATAAAGCTCTGTATTGCCAGACTTATTGGCTCTCTCAGCAGCAAGACTTAATTGCTGAACTGCTAGTGGTAGCTTACCAAGGTTGTCTTCATCTGGAGAGGATGAGCTATCACTGACATCATCCATCAGTGGCACTAATCCTGACTTAATCTGCATCTGCTTCTCTGCTGCCAAGGCATACACATCAGCCCTCTGCTGCTGCACAGGCTTATCATACCATCTGGCATCCTCATCAACCTTCTGCATGACAAATGCCGCAAGGTTGGCACTCAGGATGTAATCTAATTGAGTGCATCCATTGGAAGCAAGAAGCACAGTCTTTTCATCTGTGGTCTTAAATGGAAGTGGATCAAGCTGGCTGAGTATCTTCAAATAAGTTTTCTGAATGCTATTGTCACCATAGAGCTTCTCCACATAATCTTGCTCAATGCCTGATGTAATAAGTGGGTTGAACTTGCCATTCATTGCCTTGGTAAGCTGCTCAGCAATCATGTCAGCAGTTGTCACATCATAGTCAGTAGGCACAGTGATTTGAGGCAGTGCAGCCATCACCTTGTCGCTATCCATCAGTGATGAACTGAATAGCGAGTTGTAACGCTGATACATGATGTAGTAGCAGACCTTCCGGTAAACTTGTGCCAGATGGACAGTAACAGAGAAACAGAAGGTGTTAAGCTCCTTCCTGTCATATTCCTTTGCAATCCCTGATTGAGCAGCAGGTATCTGGCTGAGCAATTCAAGACCAATAGCCTTAAACCCTTGAAACTCTTTTTGCAAGATGTCCTCCTGGAATAGCTTAACAGTCTCTGTTGGCCTCTCAATGTAGCCAGCCGGAGGCACAGGAGGCACAAGTGGAGTAGGATTGACAGCACTAACCCGGTCTATATTGATTTCCATCAGGCCAAAAGGTGAAGTAGATGCTCTTCCAGAGCCTTGGCAATCATTACAGCCTATCTTCTCCTCCTTTCGGTTTGTCCTGATGCCTGTGCCATTACAGGTCTTACAGGGAGACATCTTCAATGCCCACTTCTGAGGCAGGGCATGAGTTGCCCAAAGTATATTTAGGTCATCAGTCCTGAACAGCACTTCATTCCAAGCTGGAAGGCAAGGAGCAAGGACTGAGTCATAGACTAGCTGACCATCTTCTTCTTCATAAATTATATTGCCCACCTTGCAGGCTGGCAGATAGCTGAATTGGTAAGGCAGAATGAATACCTGGAATGGCTGGTCATAGGTGTACTCATTAACCTGCCGGAAGAGCATAAGCCCCTGAGTGGTGAAGCACAAGAACTGATCCCACTTCTTCCGGTTCATGTCCTTGTAATCCTCCGTCTTGGTGATTACATAGTCCTCACCCTCCCAAATCAAGTCCTCACTCTCAATGATGTGAGGGTAAGGCTTTGACCAGTCAAGTGTAGTAACCTGTGATGGATTTTCAACAAACTCATCATAGTCAGGCACTGTAATTACAACTGCATTGCTATCCTTCAGATAAGTCTTTAAGAACACATTGAATAGCCACTTCTCAAGGCTTCCGGTCTTTGGCAGCTCATATTCTACATAATGCTTTAATGTATTATCCATTAAGCCTATGCGTTCAGCTATGCCTGTCTTTTTGAAATCAGATTCAAAGGTGATTTTAAAGTCATCAGCCTGCTGAATCTTCTGGAGGAAAGTAAATACTCTCCCAGTGGCAGTGGTTGTAGGAGCTTGCCATCTCCTTCTCCTATACTCCTTCATCCAAGGCTCTTCACTTGGATGCTGAGTGTGGAGGAGCTTTTCGGGGTACTCATTTTCAAAGTGGTACTCCAATTCTTCGGCTTTTTCACGAGCCTCTTCAATGTAGTCGTGCCTGCCTTCCCGAATCTTACGGTCAAGCAACTTTGATAATAATACCCCGATTAACTCTTCCATAATTCAATTAACCTTCTGCTGGACAATCAACATTCAATGTGATGGTCTCCTGACCGAAAACACATCCATACTCATTAGTCACAGTAACAATGAAAATGTAAGTGCCAGTAAAACCAACCGGATTCCAGGTGATTACACCAGTTTCAGCATCAATAACAAGTCCAATCTCAGTGATGTCATCACTGCCATCACCTTGCTCGATTGACCATACTTGCTCAGGCGCACCAGATACAGCTCCTATGTTCAGCACAGCTGAAAAGGTAACAGTCTGTGGGTCTGTGCAGGCACTTGTAATGGTGTTGCCAACATAAGTGCTACCAGAACCTCCGGTAAAGCTGATGATGTAGTAAAGCCCTTCAAGGAATGTATCAGTGTCAAACTCATAAGGAAGTGCATTGACCTTGCTAACCCAGTTCACAGTCACTTCAGCCATCTGGTATGTGTTCAGGTCAGCAGTGATGATAGGGTCACCAATGACTGTCACATAGTAGCCGGAGGCATCCCAGATACGACCTGGAGTGAAGTAATAGAAATCAAAGTTCTGAGCAGAAGCAAGGATGTCATTGTAGAACTGAACATTGCTCTGCACTACACCTTGCATGTCCTGATAAGTCAAGGTGTGAGTCTTAGCCAGAGCCTTAGTGTTCTGCATACCTCTACCAGCAGTGGTAGCTGTTTCAGGCTTTGGCTTTTCACCGGAGGTATTAAATACCAGGTAAGCCTCGCCATTCAGATAACGGTCATAAAGAGCAGCAATCCACAGGTCAGCAGTGGACTTCTCTTGAGAAGTCAAGGCAGCAGACTTACGAACATAAGCCACCGCCACAATTTTATTCTGGAACTCCGGATCACACAGGAAGTTCTGATAGCACCCAACATCTGGGCATGTTAAAGAAAATATTGACATAGTTTTAACAAGTTAAACAACTTGAGTTCCTGGGCTGAAAGCCCTGAAGTAGTGCCTGAAACTTGACTTGCGCCAATGTTTCAAATGATGATTGTGTAGTGAAATCCTGAATGGTGGCAACATCAATATCTCCTTTCACAAAAATTGGCTTATTATCCCAGACTAAGTAAGCATGCCGGGTGGCATCGACAAGTGCTAACTGAGTTTCTTGGTCTAAAAAATCCGTATGCAAATCTAATGATAAATCCTGCTTGTTCTGAGGCCTCTTATGCACTCCATTGGATTGCCTGTATAAACTCTCCTCAAGAACAGGCTTAGCTCCTCCACCATTAATTCCTAGCCTAACCCTTTGCTTCCAGCCATTGAAATACTCAAAGCCCTCAGCCATTGTGTTGTCATCTGACCAGAACTCAAGCATAGTGCTGAAGCAATCAGCTCTGTCAATCTTAATGATGTTACTTAGTGAATATAGTGAGTAGGCATTTAGATCAACTATCTCGCACTCGCAGGTCTGTCCTGCTGTACTAAATAAACCCTCCAGCACATTGCCTTCAATGTCCATAATGACATTCCTAAAGGTATATTCAACATTGCAATCAACAGTGACTGTCCAATTAAATGTCAGGTAGGCTGTAATCTCATTGTATGTACATACCATTCCAGGAATGCCATTGGCAAAGTCAATGATGTCCTGAAGGACAAAGCCCGGAGAAGGTGGCACAATGGATGGAACTTGAATTTGATTTATTTGTGAATAATTCACTCCATCAAACAAGGCCAAGACATAAAACTCTCCTGAGTAATTAGCATTAATATAATCAATATAGGCCTCCGGAGAGTCAATAGTGTATTCAAATGTCAGCTCACAAGTGCTTCCACCTCCTGTTTCTTGCAAATTATAAAGCCCTAGTCTGTAACATCCATCAGCAACAGCTGGAATGGTGCATGAGGCCTGAAACTGCTGTGGATTGCAGCATAGACTTTCAATGTAATTGAAGTAAACAGGCGTTTCAAATGCTAATGATTTAGTCTGAATGCTTGGATAATCAGCAGCCACATAGTTGCATAAGTTAAGCTGTACTACCTCATTGCCATTAAAGTTCACAATATCTCCCGATACAACTATTCCAGCAGGCCATGAAAGCGCCACAACAGCATCAATAAAGTCTTGCTTATCATAAGTGGTCACAGTGCCAGCTGGTAATGTAGCTGCAACAATGGTAAGGTCATCGCCTACCTCAGTGCCTGCTGATGTGCCTGTATAATTCTCGGTCTGATTGCTGAAGAAGAATTGCAGTGGTGTTGTTACAAGGTAATCATCGACAAATGTGATCCAATCTTCAAAAAAAGGTTCACCTCCATCAGCTATTGAGTAGGGCAGATAGGCCTGAAAGCAGCAATCTCTCTTGGCCTCGCCTATCTTTTGAACAAAGCCTCCATCCTCTTCAAATAGACCAACACTTGTTGAAATTAGACCTGTAAGATTGCCTGTATCAGATGGCACATTAAATTGAAATGTGTCTCCTGGTATGGCAGGCATAGGGTAAAACTCATCACTCACATAACAATCAGAAGTGAAATCGCACAGGTCAAAGTCATAATAGGCTTCAAAATAAACATAGCTTGAGCCTGATAATGGCAGATAGGGCAGTGGTGTATTAGATGAATAACTAGCAATAAAGTCACCAGTTGGAACAGGAGCATTATCCTTTACAAACCTCTGCCATGTCCAATTACCATCGAGTCTGCCTATCATGGTGAACTCTCTGTCATTAAGACTGGTCACTGTTACCTGAATGCGGTCATAACTTGAGGCAGTATAAGTAAATGATTTACTCCATCCATCAGGCATCACATAGTCATTAAATGTGTCCTGAATGACCAGGTAATCAGTATCGGCAATCGATGTGCTGATTATGCGCTCAAGAAATGTAATTACGAACTTGTCCTCCGCACTCAGGGCTGCTAAATTGAACTTTCTGATGTTTTGCTTTGGCAAAGTGTCGGCAGGAAGTCTGCTTATGTTTCCACTGCCATCCAGCTGCAATGTGCTGGCTCTGGCTAGTCCACTTGTTGCAATGCCTGTGATTGAATCATAGCTGTAATAGAGCGGAAAAATTGCTGAGCCATAATCATTGGCAATTTTAAGAGAATTAACTCCGTTATTCTCCGCATCAACTAATGCTGAATTAAATGTGCCTGTGTATGCACCCGGAGTAAATGAGGTTAGACTGCAAGTGACAATCAGATTATTGGATGCATTATATTGACCTACTATAATCAAGGTCTGATTATTATCAATCTTATACAAATCAACATTCCTGATGTAGATGTAGTAATCCACAAAAGGAGGATCAGGAGCAGTTGTTACAATGACTTCAAAATTGCCAAGAACAGGGAACTGATTGAATGGAGCAACTTGCGCCTTAACTGCATTCTTTAGCTCGATAAATGTCTTTCCGGGGAAGTAACCAGGCAACCATGCTCCAATGGTGACATAAATGTCATTAAGTTGGTTCGAGGTTATCTGGTTATCAGGATAAAACCCTGCATTCCAAGCATTTGAAAACCGATAAAATGAATTAGGCATTATCGTTAAGTGTTGCCATTAATTGTGCCTGAGTCTCTTGCAACTCTGAATTAATCATGGTAAACCCTGCCTGTAAGCTGATGGTCATTATGCCACCATTATTGCTGAGATTGACCTGAACCCAAGTATCATCTTGTGGCTCGCAACTTACAAATGGGTAACTGTTACCCCTGTAAGTCAATATTCCTGAAATGTATATGCACTCTTCCATTATCTCTGAAGGATTGACATTGCTCTGATGTATGTGCTTTCTGCGACAGAACCATTCTGAAGTGAGACTACAATATATTGGTCAACTGTCCAATTAATTGAATTGACTGTAATCTGTGATACTGCTCCAACTACCTGAGAGGCATCATCTACAACTCCAGTTAAAGTAGCTAAGAGTCCTGTTGTATCGGTTGTGATGTTACTGATTATAAACTCTCTCTTAACCTTTGCCCATAGATTGACAGTAGTTGATTGAAATGTATATGTTGCCATCAGAACCCCACCTATTGCATCAGTGGTGTTAGCTTCAATTCTTATGCTGCAATTCTGATTGCCTGCCGTTCTTACACCGAAAACTGAAAAATCAAGTATTGTGCCTGCTCCAAAGCTATTGGCAGGTATAAGGATTGACAATGATTTAGTCTTGGCAGTAGTGCCGGTAATTACTACCCCTGCTGCTGTTGTGTTGGCTCTATAAACACTTGACTGATTAACCCAGCTTAGATTACCTACTCCATCAGTTTGGAGAATCTGTGCACTAGCACCATCATCAGGAGGCAGCGTAAGGCTATAATTAGCAGCCAAAGTAGCTGGTGACTTAATAGCAACATAGTTGCTACCTCCTCCAGTGCCTTCTGACAGTCTGATCTCACCAGCTGATGCTCCATTTCCAATGGTTGCAATGCCATCAATAGTTGGAGTAACTAAGGTCTTATTACTTAGGTTTTGGGTTGCAGTATCAAGCACAACATTGCCAGAGGCATCTGGAAATGTATATGTCCTGTCAGTAGTTGCTCCAAATTGCAATGCACTTGTAAAAGCATCAGTCTCAAATCTCGCACCTATCTGCTTAGGTGAGTTATCAGCATAAAGTGTGATATAGTCTGTAATGCCATTTGGAGCAGAAGTATTAATTCTGTGCAGATGGAGATGCCCATTGCCAACACTTGTACCAATTTTAGGAGTTTCAATGTTTACAAATCCACCTGAATAAGTCAATTCGGCTGCTCCATCAAAGCTGCCTGCGTTATTATATTGAAACTCTGTATTAGCTCCTACAGGAGTGCCTCCACCACTTGCATCAATAGTCTGATTAGGCCATGAGCCTGTAATGGTCACATTAGTTCCTGCAACTAAACTTGGTGTGGCAGTTCCTGAACCTCCATTGGCAACTGGTAGTATGCCACTTACCTGACTAGCTAAATCAACTCCGCTTAGTGTGCCTCCAAGTGTTAAATTACCTGTTGTGGTAACTGTGCCTGATAATGTTATTCCATTGACTGAGCCTGTGCCACTGACCGAAGTTACAGTGCCTGCACCTGCTCCGGCAGATGGGAAATAGCCTACAATTCTCCATGCTCCAGAGCCTTCTGATACTATCATGCAGCAATCGCCTGCAACTGCTATCTTATTGTTTCCAGAAGAAACTCCAGGAATGACAAGGTTAGCAGATGCCAGAATATCGGCTGCATTATCAAATACTAAGACAAATCGTGATCCGGCTGGGCATGTGCCAAAGCTGGTAATCTGAGTAGTTCCGGTTATATGGACAAAATTTCCATTGGCTAAACTCAGGTCAGTAGTTGCCCCAGCTATAATGTTGTTTCCTTTGTTTTCATAGATAGCATTTTCAAGCTCAGAAATATCCTTCTGAGTGACAAATGAGTCAATGCCATTGGTAAGCCAATCTCTCAGGTCTTGTGGTGAGATAAGCTGACTGGTATTATTGGGAAATAAGGTTGATGAGTCTGTGCTAAGCTGAGTCCTATTTCTATTAGCCATTTTCGTAGCCTGTGTCAAAGCCGATGGTGAAAGCTCCACCAGCACCTGTTGTCTTGTTTGACATCAACAGGGAGAATTTAGTAGTACCTCCGGAAGCGTCCTCCGGCTGGTTGGTTGCCTCAAGGATAAACCCTTGCACATCCAAGCTGCCAGAAGTGAGCCTGACTTTCCGGTATTGCTCATCTTGGCTCAAAGTTAAGAAATCGCAAAGACTTTGCGGATAGCTAAACTCAATGCCTATTGGCCTGAATAGATACTCTTTATATTGAGCATCCATCAGGTCGGGATTAACACTCACATTCTCTTCAATTAGCCCTCCTTCAAGATACTCCTGGCAAGGTTCATCTGTAAGGTCAATGATGCTGCTGTAAGTTGTCTGGTATTGTCCTACCTGATAAGATAGTTTAGGCTGACTCAGGCCATAAGTGTGCATGCCTAGCACCTTCCACCATCTATAAGCAACTCTGGCAGGTGTGTGAGCTATATTGTATAATCCTGAGAGTGGAGAGTTACTTGTATTAATCAGGTTGCTGCTCAGGCTTGCAGTTCCTGGAGCAAATGTGACTGAACCTACCTCCTGAAATACCCTATACTCAGTGTCCTGAACCGGATCAAGTGTAAATTCATTTCTATTTAGCCAGATTATAAATGTTTCATAGTCATTTGGCCTGTCTGATGATGCTCCGCCAAAGGTTATATCTGACAGCCTTCTGCTGAACTCAATGGCATAGCCCTCGCCAATTATGTTTGACCTTGCATCCAGCTTAGCACTGCTGGCCTCGTTCATTGCTTTGTTTGGAACAAAGTAATTTCGGTCAGTATGAATCGCAAATACACCTGAGAGCTGAATGTTTTTCCACTTGTCTGTAAATCCAAGTGTCATGTTGTTGTATAACTTATCAACTTTAGCCATCTGATCTACTTCACCAACATTGGTAAAGGTCTGGCTGATGCTGTTCTGGTAGAAATACTCTCTAGGCTCAACTCTGATTTTCCATTCAGTTCCGGTCCATTCAAATGCCCAGCCAAGACAAAATATTTTATCCAGTTCATCAAATGTCTGCTTCCAGCTGGTCTTTAATGCCTTTAAATTAGGGTCAGAATCAGCCTGCCTTATGCGTAGGCCATTGGTTAGCGCATTGTGCCAATAGCAGCCACCATCAGCTTCAGAGAAGGTATCTGATAGCAGCTTATTATTGCTGCCTGTCATGATGTAGATTGACCTTCTT